CTGGCACCAGTCGAAACGACCGTCTCTGAAATTCAGGTAGCAAAACTCCGAAGCTGCAAGGTGACATACGGAGGAATCGAAGATGATTGAACTCCACGAAGTCGGCCTGGTCGAAGGGCTGCCGCCTGATGTTGCCAAAGAGCCATGGGTACAGATCCTTGATGCGGTTTTCAGGGAGCGGCGCAAGAAAGAACTGGAAGCTGCCGAACGCTTAAAAATCTACACAGATATTGACCATGCAGACGAAGCGGTTCTGGACATTCTTGCAGTTCAGTTCCGCGTTGACTGGTATGACACCGGCTATCCGATTGAAACAAAGCGCAGGATCATCAAAACTGCGCTGGAAGTCCGTCGGTACTGCGGAACGGAGTGGGCAGTCCAAAAGGCGCTGTCCTCGATTTATCCGAATGTGAAAATAAGTGAATGGTATGACTACGGAGGAAGGCCGGGCTACTGGCGAATGAACGTAGACATTACCGATGATGGTGTCATTTACTACACACCGGAAGAAATTGAAAAGCGCCTTGGTTATGCCCGGCGCTGTACCGCTCACCTTGAGCACATCATCTACATCGTCGAACCGCATGAACGGTCGCCCGCTTATATCGCCGCCGCACCCTGCGGCATGGCGACATCCTGCACCGTAAAGGTCCCCGGTAGGATCAAGCCGCGGGAAATCGGCGCAAAGGCGTATGTTGCCGGTGCGGTCGGAAGATCGAAAATGCAGGTTGCCGTGGCGCTGCCCGGTGCCGTTGAAGCAAAGGCAGTGAAAGCACGAGCCTTTACGGCGGGCACCGTTGAGCGGTCGCACACGGCGATAAACATTGTTATTGGAGGACAGACAACGTGAGTTGGGAAAAATCTAACTACACCGCCGCCGGTGCCGCCCTGCTGTCGGAATCTCTCTCCGGTGGTGCGCTGGTAATCACCCGCGCTGTGAGCGGCACCGGTACGGCTGACGCAGACCTTTCGGAGGAAACCGGGGTAAGCGGCGAAACACATGACCTGAAATTGCTGGACATCGAAACCGTTGAAAGCGGCGGTGAGACGGCTCGGCGGGTAAAAATCCAGATCACCGGTGCAGATGAAACGTACATCATGCATCAGGTGGGCGTTTACGGCAGGCTGAACGACGATGCCGAAACACTCCTGTTTATTATGCAGGATGCACGCGGAGTGGAGGTCCCGTCCACGAAAGTGAACAGCGATTTTGAGATTGAGCTGTCGGCGCTGCTTGCTGTGTCGAACAAGGCCAATATCAGCATTACCGTTGACCCGCAGATGCAGGCTCTCGCAAAGATGGTCAAGGCGGAAGTCGAGAAGCACAACGCCGCCGCTGATGCCCATGCAGCGACCATCACGGCAGCGGTCAGCGCAGCCGTGAAGAACCTGTCTGAATCCGGGGAAATCCTGAACGAAGAACAGGTAAAGGCTCTTATCAAGGAGCAGGTGGACGGCGGCACAGGCGGCGGCTACTATGGCTCCTACAAACTCACCCTTGCAGCTGACGGGTGGAAGCCCGCCCGCAGCGAGGATGATTACGAAAACGCTGGCGGTATGGATTACTACCAGTGCATTTATGACGCAGAACTGTCGGACAGCACCAGCGAGCTTGTACCCGTTGGCGTTGTATCTCCTGGCAGCTTCTATACTACGACCAAAGCGGGCGTCCTGAACGGGTGCGAAACGCATGATGGTTTCATCAGATTTTTCGCTCAGCGCATCCCGGAAGCAGATATTCAGGCGACCGTAACCCTGTTCGGGAAAGGAGGTGGTTCGGGTGAAACCGGTAGCGTAAGCATCGGTCAGGGCTTGAAGCGCGACGCAAGCGGCGCTATTGCCGTCCGCATCGGCGAAGGCCTTGACTTCGACAGCGCAAACGCGCTGACTGTCCGCAAAGAAACCGTTATGACGAGTGAAGACCTGCTGAACGAGGAAGAAACGCAGCAGGAAATCGTTGATATGCTGAAATAATTTTAGGAGGACACTACTATGTCTAAGCAGATTTCTACCAAGACCACCATCCGCAACCTGACCGCCGAGATCAAGAAGACCTTCGTTAAGAAGGGCGCCTTTACCCCTGTGCAGGCCGCAGCTAACGCTGCTATCAAGTCTCTTGGCGTTGACGGCAACACCGTGAACTTCTACACCTCTACCGACAAGAGCGGCACTGCTGCTTTCTCCGTTGACTTCCCCTCTGAGCTGTTCCTCGACCAGACCAAGACCACCTTCGTGGCCAAGTTCAAGTTCGATGCTGCGACCTACCCCGGCGCTACCGACCCCAAGCTGGACGGCAAGCCCGTCATGGTGCTGGCCGTCAAGGGCGAGAACCCGGACTCCTGCACCTACTCCTTCTTGAGCATGGCCGCTCTGGTCGATACCTATAAGGCCAAGGTCACTGGCAAGGACGCATCCACCACCGTTACCATCGCTGGCTATGAGGTGGATGTCAAGGTCAATGTTTCCGCTGCTGCCGGCAACGCCCTGGTTCTGAAGGACGATGGTCTGTATGTTCCCACCCCTGAGGAAGTGGACATCTCCGGCAAGGCCGATAAGGCCACCGGTGCCACCACCGGCAACTTTGCTGCGCTGGATGGCGAGGGTAATCTGACCGACAGCGGCAAGAAGCCTGCGGACTTCGTGGGCGCCGAGGCTGGCAAGCGCCTGATGAGCGATGCCGAGGGCGAAAAGCTGGCCGGTGTCTCTGAGGGCGCAACCAAGACTGCCGCCAGCTCCACCAACGGCAATGTGAACATCGACGGCAAGGAAGTCGTCGTGTACACCGAGCCGGAGAATGTTCTGCACGACGAGGACGTGGAGGACTTCTCCGCAGAGGAGATCGCCGCTCTGCTGGCTGACGCTGACTAAGACATGAGGAGGTAAGCTCTATGGCAAAAGCGAAGGTCAAAACGCTTTTGGGCACAGGGCTTGCCGCGCTTTGCAGCCACATCAAGCAGTGCAACACCGCACTCGGAGACCTTTCCGAAGCAACGGCAAACGGATTCGAGGAAACCGATGACATCCTGCACGAAAAGCAGGATGTCACGGCTGCGGTGTCTTTTACGATTCCGGTCGATGGCTGGGGCGAGGATGATTCCTCCCCCGGCTATTTTTATTGTGACATCCCCATTGCGGGCCTGTTGGCTACCGACATTGTGGATGTTACGGTACTGCCGGAATTTTACGATGTGGCGGGTGCGGTGGGTTTTATTGCGACCGAAAGCCTCGAAGGAAAGCTGCGGCTGAGGGCCGCCAAAGCTCCGACCGAGAAAATTTCTGCACAGTATCACATTACAAGCACCGTGAAATACACGGCTGCACAGGAAGGGGGAACCTAAATGGCATACGGTTCTTTTAACGCAGGCCCCGGCAAGGCGCCGGATGAAGATGTTGTCCGCACTAACCAGATCGGCGTGCCGGGCGGCATTGCCACGCTGGATGCTGACGGCCATTTGACCGAATCGCAGCGTCCGGCGGTGGACGCATACACCAAGGCTGAAACCGACCAGCGCATCAGCGCGGCCGTTGACAACCACAACGGTGCGGAGAACACCCACAGCGACATCCGTGCCAGTGTGGCAGCTATGAACGCCAGCATCAAGGCCATTGAGCTGAAGTTCGGCACAAACGTGACGAAAAATCCTTTTTCCGCCACGTTCAGCAGCCTTGACGGCCTGACCGTCACCGGCGTGTGGAACGCAGAACAGGCGAGGGTGGAGTTCTGATGGCTGAAACATTCAAGGTCGGCGCGAATGCGCGGGAGCTGTTGCGCTACACTCAGAGGGCAACCCGCATCGTCACCGATGACATCAGCCGGAGCGATGCCCGGAAGATCATCCAGAAAGTCGCGGCGCTCGAAGATGTGCGCGACATCCAGAAGGTGTGCGGCACTGCCGTCCATGCACTCGACACACGGGACAGGGAGGGCTTTTCCAAAAGCACTTTCCGTCTGTACGGTGAGGGCATCCGGCTGACTGCCCGGCAAATCCTGCTGGATGCACACGCGGCGAACAACGTCAATTTCCAGACCGACTACGACAAGCGCGTTGAGAAGATCGGCGCAGTTGTGGACGGCTGCTCTCTGCTACTGGAATACCTGACCATCTGCACGGAGGAAGGTATCATCAGTGCGAAGAAAGCCGGTATCTGGACAAAGAAGGTCACGGACGTAAAATACCCGGCGATGAAGTGGCTCACGTCGGAACGCGGACGTGCCGAAAAACTCCGGGCAGAAGCGGAACGGAAACGGCTGACCGAACAGGCTGCCGCCCTGAAAGCCGTCCTTTACCCGGAACCGTAAACGCACAGCGGGCAACCGCTTTGCATAAAGGGTGCGGTTTGTTTGTCTGACGCTGCCATTTGGTGGCTGCGCTCTCCGAACACCAACAATAACAACAACGTCTGGAACGTCAACACCGATGGCTCCAACAACAACAACTGGTACAACAACTCCTATGGTGTTCGCCCCGCTCTGATGGAACCGTGTGACGAGTAGGCATAAGCTGAAAGCAGTGCGCCCATCAAAGGAAACCGCATCCTGTCGCTTGCCGATGCAGGCAAGTGATAAATACATCCCGCTGAGGTGGGCCATCCCTGCCGGATGCAGCCCACTACCGCAACGCGAACCAGCGGAGGGTAATTTTGACATACGAAGAACTGTGCAGCTTTGAGGTGCTTTACAAAGCCTACCTTGAAGCCCGGAAGGGAAAGCGAAGTAAAAGCAAAACAATCGAGTACGAGGCGCAGGCGCTGGCCTGCACGGAAAAGCTGTCCCGCAAGCTGGCTGTGCGTGATGTACGCCAGCCGGGCGGCGACATCCGGCAGCAGATATGCTATGTGCCGAGCAAGTTTGAGGTCTTTGCCGTCTACGAGCCGAAGCGCCGCATGGTGCACGCCCCCGCATTTGTGGACAAGGTGGTGCTGCACGCTCTGGTCGATAACATCCTGTATGATGCCCTGACAAGGAGCTTTATCCGGGACAGCCACGCCAGCCAGACCGGCAAAGGCACAGACGACGGCCTGATGCGCCTGAAAACTCACATGGTGGACTATTACCGCCGTGAGGGCCACGGCGCGGACGGCTGGGTGCTGAAAGGCGATGTGCGGCATTTCTTTGCCAGCATCGACCACCGGAAGTTAAAACGCAAGCTCAAGGCCGTGCTGGACAAGCGCGGCGTTGACCCGCGTGTCTATGAGCTGCTTTGCATCTACATCGACGTGATGGAGGACGGCTTGCCGCTGGGCTACCAGACGAGCCAGCTTTTCGCCCTCATGTTTTTGGACGAGTTCGACCACATCATCAAAGAAAAGTACCGCATCAAATACTATGGCCGATACATGGATGATTTCTATATCATCTGTTCGGACAAGAAGAAATTGCAGTGCATTCTCCGGGATGTTCGGGCGCTCATGGACAGTTACGGCCTTGAGCTGAACCAGAAAACCGCCATCTTCCCGCTGCGGAACGGTATTGATTTTCTGGGATTCCATAGCTACCTGACCGACACCGGCGCGGTCATCCAAAAGCTGCGCCGGGATAGCTCCAAGCGGATGAAGAACAAGATCAAGTATTGGGAGACGGCATACCCTGCAGGCGAAGCGACCAAGCAGGAAATCCTGCTGAGCTTTGATGCGTGGGATGCCCATGCCGCCCATGGTGATACTTACTCTTTACGCCGCAAGTACGCTGACCGGCTCGAAAAATTGCTTGAGTGCAAAATCCCTATCCATCGAAAAATCAACTCGAACAAACTTGCGCGTGACAGACGGCGGGCGAGGCAATGCCGCTGCATCTACAAGAAGCAGCACAAAGCCCTGTCCCTCTCTGTATCGCAGAACACGCGGCCTGCGGAGATCATGCCGTGGGCCTGAACGAAAACAAGGAGGTAACAATGGCAAACGTAAAACTGGGCACAAAAGCCGTTGGCAGCATTGTCAAAATCAAGGTCAACGGCGCGTCCAAAGATTTTATTGTCGTGCAGCAGGGCAACCCGAACACCAGCACCTATGATTCGAGTTGCGCCGGAACGTGGCTGCTGATGAAGGACATCTACACCACGTCCACGTTCGGCAACAATAACTCCTACAAGGATTCCAGCATCCACACATACCTGAACGGAACGTTCTACAACCTCATCGACAGCAACATCCGGGCGGCTATTAAGCAGGTGAAAATCCCGTACCAGAACGGCACTGGTTCCGGCGGCAGCCTTGCCACCGGCTCCAACGGCCTGAGCACCAAAGTGTTCCTGCTGTCTGGTTATGAGGTTGGTTGGACGACCAGCGACAACGGCTATTTCCCGAAGGACGGTGTGAGGCTGGCATACTTTGGCAACAGCTCCAGCGGTAACAGCAAGCGTATTGCATACAATGGCAGCTCCGCTGCCATTTGGTGGCTGCGCTCTCCGAGCACCAACTATAACATCTACGTCTGGAGCGTCTACA